ACCTGCTCCTGTTCCAGCAGTTAATGCTGTTCCTGCAAAGTTCAATGTTGTTCCTACTGTCATAACTCTGTCGGTTGCTGCAAGAGGCGTAAGCATTACAATCTTATCTCCTGCTGCTTCCAGCAAGTCTGCTCCTGCAATAGCGGCTGTTTGAGCTACTGTTCCTAGTTGAATAACATTATCATCACCACCTCCTCCATACTGTCCAGTAAGATAATCATAAATCAATATGGCTGAAACAAGTTCAAGTACATAATCTGATCCGGGTGATGCAACAAGGATTGCTCCACTTGCATGACCTATATCACCAGCATCAGTACCTACAATTTGAGTAGCAGTAAGTGTCACAACTGTACTATATTCAACTACATTCGCTGAAATTTGTTGTCCACCAGTAGGAAGGAGTTTTTCTTCTAATACAGCAACCTTTGGTTCTATTGTCGCAACATCATCTCTTAGTAGATTGTAATGATAACCTTTGACAATAGCAGCTCCTTCAGGAGTCCTGATGTCAGCATTTTGGTTTTGTTGTGTTATTAATGGTGCATTCATATCTTTAATTTTTTATTGTTGTTCTTTTGCAGAACTTAGTTGAAATCCTTTTTCATCCTGTAGAGCTGCATAAGCTAACTTAACTGCTCTATCTACAATTTCTCGGTGTGTTATTTTATTTAGTTCACAATCTACATCGGCTGTTACTACTACTCCATCTATAGTACCTGAAGCTGCTGCATCTCCTATTATAATAGGGGCAGGTTTTCTGTAATAATGTATTTGTACACTTGTCAAAACTTCATTAGATTCAATGATATATACTACCTTGCTTGTCCAAGGTGAACCGGTTTCCCCATAATCTAATCTCCACACCAATTCGTGTGTAGGTTTCTTATGAGGATTCTTAATATTCATATGATAATAATCATCATCTATCGGTTTAACTCGAACATCTGTAAACACCTGACCAGTATAAAAATGACTAGTTGTTGGTGTAAGTGTAGCTCTCTCATTGACAATACCAAATGATGTCGCTGGTAAATCTGCCCAGAATGAGTTTGGATACGGACCAGCACTCATCGCAGCAGCGAGTCTTTCCTGAGTTGTTTTCAATACGTCAAGAACTCTCTTATTAAATTCAGAATAAGAACTGCCTTTTTGTATATTAAGTACAAGTTCTTCCTGAGCTTTTGTCAAGAAGGTTGACTTCTCTTTTGGTTCGTAACCGGGATTGTCGAAGTTGGTTATTTTATCATAACCAACGTCGAACTCATATCCCATTTCTGTTGCTGTCATTATTTAGCTAAATCTATTTGATTCTTTAATGTCAAATATTCATTTTGATGTCTGTCATCTTTGTACCACTGAACTGCTTGTTTTAATCCGTTTCCTACAGGGATTCCATCTACAGTCTCAATCTTATTACCGCCTACCATTGTTAGTGCTCCAATCTTTAAACCTCTATGTACTAGAAGTTTGAAATCGTAATTAACAGCATCATCAACAATTTTGACAAATCCATCAAGGTCTTTATCAATGATTTCTTGAATCTCTGAAACGTAAGTACCTTTGTTCCAATCCTCAGAAGGACGTTTGCTGTTCCCATTCTCTAGATGATAGATGGTTAGGAAATCAAACATTTCTTCTTCTGAACTATTAATCTTACCTAAGTACTTATACACTTTCTGCATCTGATCAGAACGTTTGAGTTTATCAACGTTTTGCTGACCTTCGTGTACTAGTGCAATCCTGTATGTTCCACTATTCAACCTGCCTGTCCAATCAGGGGCAACCATGCCTCCATCAGGAGCAGTGTTCGTCATTAGAACTTTATACTGAAGATATTGTAAAGGATGACTTAGATCAAGTGTCATGAGGATGGTTTTATCAGTTACGATATCATCACTCTTTCTGATTGATACTTTAAAGTCTGTCCAATAATTATCTTTCTTCTTATAAGGATTAAGATCACCTTGTTCCAAATCAAGACCTGCATCTATTTCAAAGTACGCTTGTTCCTCTTTTGTAAGAGGGTTTTTTAATCTTCCTGTATTTTTATCAACTGGAACCTGAAGTCCCAAAACGGTATGATCATACATGAAAGAACCACTATGTCCATCGGGAAGCCATTTCCCCGCTCGGAGGATTGGCTTCACGTGGACTTTAGTGTTAGGTAATGAAAATGCTTTCACTGTTTCCGTCGCTACTGGTTGGGCAGCTATCTTTTGTGTCTCAGCAGTTTCTTCATTACCTGCTTTAAGAACTTCTTCACTTTTCTTAGCCATTTTGTTTTTCTCCTATTTATAAGTTATTAAAGTATAATTGGTTTGTATGTTGCAGTCCTAGTTGGATCGTAAACGATACTTCCACCTGTATAAGCTCTATGCTCAGTCCAAGCGTCTTTAGGATTACTCATTACACGGTTTGCTTGTCCAATTGTGAAAGGATCACGAAGACCAGCTTCATAACCTCTAATATCACCAAACTTGGCAAGAGCTACTTTTTGAATATTTGGTCTACCATCACTAGTACCCATATTCATAATGTCATACACGTATGACTCAGCAAGACCCTGCTTACCGGGATAGTATACTTTGTTCCTTGCGAAATCGTCTTTCAGAGCATCGTGAACGATGTTAACTTTGATTCCGTTTGGTCCAATGTACTCTAAGAATTGTCCTCTGAATCCCATTGAATTACCAGCACCACTGAAGATACGATGGTTATCCCTTGCAGGAGTATAGAGAGCAGTATAAGACTCAAGAGCCTCATGGAATTGATACATTCCCCACTCACCAGTAAGAACAGTTACTTCACGCTGTCCCATAACAACCTTACCAACGGTTAGGTCAAGAAGCATCTCAGTAAATTTCTTAATGTCAAATTGGTTATATGTATTATAGTTGGCAGCTTCCATTTGTTGCTTAATACCAGCACCCATCTGGATCACTCTACCTGATTTACCTTTCTGCACGTATGTACCTTCAGCAGTCTTGTTAGACGTTGCGTACACAAGCATGTGGTTAATCTCATCTTGATATTGCATTTCTAGCTCGTATGAACGATAGTCCATCCAAGTAGTCATGAGTTTTTTCATCATCGGATCAATCCAAGAGAACTTAAACGAATCATAGTCATGGCGTTCATCATCTTATACGGGAACGTATAGTGAACTCCACCACCTTTAACAGAAAGTTCTTTCTCAACTGGTGAGAAGTCCTTACTGAAACGTTTTCCAACAAGCAGTTCATCATAAGGGATAAACAGTGCAGGATCACCTGTTAACAGGCGTACTCTATATTGCCATAGTCCACCTACACTCTTAGGGTCTTCAAGAACCTGAATAGGATAAACTTCGTTACGCTCACCTACAATAACGTTTACGTCAGTGAAATAAGCCTCGTGGAAATATAGGAAAAACTCTGAAAAGTTGAAACCAGCTCTGTCTGTTGCAGCAAGTGCGGTTCCTTCAGTTACCTGAGCTTTTGCTAGAGGGATGTTTTTCTTACCATTAGTGGTAATATCCCATGTGAAATCATCATCAGTCGCAAACGTCTTAGTCGGAAACTGGTTTAGATAAGCATTTACAGTAGCACCAAGATTCGCTTGATGAATCATTGTTGCAACTTTAGACGCTTGTTGAGGCTCAATACCAAATCTGTGACCCAAGTGTGACTTGGTTACGAGACCCGTAATGTCCTCTGATTCATAAAGTTGAAATGGTGAAATCTTCATTTTTACCGTTTTTAAAAGGGTTTATTATTATTTATTATTATACTATTTATTTAATTCTTCTGAAAGCTGCATCCCAATCGTCATCTTCTTCTTCCTTAGTTGCAGGTTTCTGAGTCTTTCCTGATACCTGCTTTTCAGTACTTTCAAAGATACCTCTCATTGCATCTGCTGCTTCATTCTTTGCACTTTTAGAAATCTTACTAAAATCAGGTTTCATCTGTCCGTTCTCGTCGATATTAAACAATCCAAGTTGATGATAGTAATGAATCATCATATTGAATGCATCTGGATTTTTACTCCTTGTTGCTGTTACAGCATTCATTGGATTACCATCTGCATCATTTGCAACTGGGTCTGTCATCGACTTAACGATTTTATCACGTGTAGGCTTTGTTAGCTTAATACCGGGAATAATCTCAGGAGTAGTATCTACAAGTTGCTTCATCTTTGCAACACCTTGTCTGATCCTATCTTTCCTTGATGCATCGTCGGCAGCAGCACCTTCTTCCATTGTTGTTATCTCGTCCTTGAATTTCTTAGGTAGAAGAGGAAGAATCTTTTCAGATTGAGATTCTAACTTTTCTAAAGCTTTGTAATCTTCAATTTGATCAACGATTTCTTCCTTAGTATAACCTCTTAATTCAAGTCCTTTACTAATAACATCTATCTGAAGCTTCTCATTCTCTTTCAAATCTTCGGTTCTAACCTTAGACCATTTATCGAACTCGTGTTTGGCTTTCCCATATTTGTCTACAGGAACACCTTTTTCTTTAGCTTCATAAAGTGCTCGATCATCATCCGTGAGCGAATCTTTATAACTGTCTACACCATCTTTTACCATTTGTCTCATAGAGATAACTGATAGTTCTCTAAGTGCAGCAGCTTCATCTCCGTCATTCCTATCCAGCAGCCCTTTCCAATCCTCGTCATTAAAGTCAAGGAATACCCCCTCGGAGGCTCGATCCTTGGCGAAGGCTAAGTACTGTGAAGAAGAAGGAGAAGAGTCGCCCGAATTATCACCTTCCGAGGGAGCCTTGCCTTGCTTTTCAGTCTTTTCAATATTGTCGTCATCCTCTTCGGCTTTTTTATTACCAGCAGCGATGGTTGCTTGGAGAGCTTCGTCTATTTCAATTGTACCGTCTTCATATTGTTGAAATCCTGTCGGAGTTTCTTTCTCCTTTTCTTTTTCAACTTCCTTTTCGATCTTTACAGCAGGTGTTTCTTCTTTTTCTGCTATTACTGTTTCTGGAATGTCGATCAAACCGTCTCCAAGGCTTGTACCGAATAATTCATCCTTCTTTTCATTAGCCATTTTTGTCTCTTCTGTTTACACAAAGTTAATATTACTTATAATCTAATACTAATTATTAGATGTCAGTTTATGTTTGGTATAGCCATTACTGCTTCTTCACAGCAGGTTTTTGTACCGCTTTCTTTCGATCAGTGATCTCAGTCTGCTTATTATGACGTACCTTTTCTTTTAAATCTTTATTCTTTAATTCGTAATCTTTAGCAACTTTATCTTCATCTAATTTCAACTTGTCGATAGCAAGAAGATGTTGTCGTATAGCATTTTCATCACCACCTTCTTCTTTACCCATCGCAGCTACAGCTAGATCGGTTTCAGATTTAAGAACTTCAACCTTGAACTTCTGATCTCTTTCGGCTTGATTATCGTCCATTTGAGCTTGAACTGCTTGTTGTTGTTGTTCAACTGCTTGTTGTTGCTGTTGTGCTTGAGCTTTTTCAGTATCATCTTCATACTTCTCAATCTTACGTCTCATAGAACTCATTGATTCAGATAGATAAATATCCATCAGACCACTGAAGTTAATCTTATCATTCTGTAGACCAGCTTGAGCCAATTGCTTCATAGCACCTACCAGTTCAGCATCATTAGTTGAGTTACTGATCATGATACCGTAGTCAGCTTCGTTAAACATCTGACCGTCGATTTCTGTGATAGTAGAACTCATCTCGTCTGAAATGTACTGGAGCTTCTCGTGGTTCTTGTTTCTCCACGCATACTTCGCAGTTTCCAGTAGAGCAGTGAGAACACGCATCTTAGTATTATCATGCATCATAAACCACTTCTCAGTAATATGAGAAGATTGAGTTACAGCACGTTCAATACCACCAACAGTCTCACGATTCTCTACCTGTCCCTGACGTTGAGCATTTACACCAGCAATTTCACCAAGTTCACGTTTGATAAAATCAAGCATCATTACGTGTTGCTGGATATAATTACCCATTTCGAGGTCAAGTACTTTAGAGTTCTGGTTCATTCCACCAGCTAGTTTTCCTTGAGCTGCACCTTTGTTACCTTCTTTGAACGGGTCTTCAACTGCCCATCCAACGATTTCAGCGTAATACATCCACTTATCCATCGTCCATCCTTCAGGAATACGTGAGGTATCCATAACAGAAATCTTTCCCTTACTCTTAGCAAAGGCAAGTTCTGTTCGATACATAAATACATTATATAGGTATTGATAAGGTCTCATTCTATCCATCAATGAACGAGATTGAGATGTATTAGTATTGTATATAGTTCCAACGTAACCTGATCCACCTTGAGATTTGTTACCCATACTACGGAACTGAATAGGTCTTGGACCCCATTTCACATAAATGTCTTCTGCAATACGAGTACCTTCCCACCATTCATTGATCCAGAACCATTCGATCTTCTCTCCTAGTTCTTCATTAGCTTTATAGTTCTCGTCTACAAGTTCTTTTCGAAGTTCACCTTCTTCATCATACCAACTCTTTTCTCCTACTTTCCTCATACTCACCCATACAACCCTTACTACACGCACCTCACCAGCATCGCTGTAAGCAGCAACGTTCTGAGTAGCATAATCATCAAGATCAATAAGAGAATATTCCCATTCGTTAACGTCAGCATCAGTATTAGTTGCATTAGTCATAGTAATAGGATTCTGTACCGGACGATGAGGATAGTATTTAATTAGATCACTTGGAGAAGTTCCAGTACCAATATATCCTTTTTCTATAGCATCAATTTGTGCTGAAGTCAGATGGTCATAATAATTATCAATAACCCATCTAATAGGTTGATATGTATCTTCGATTACAATATCAGCATCCTCAATCTGATAACTCGCACCAGTTCGAATCACCGTAAGAGAAAGAGGATCGCATTTTCTTACAACAGGTTCTCCTCCTACTACGTCTACGTTGTAGACTTCCATTCCTGCGACAAGTGCATCCTCGAAGCCTCTGTTGAACTTCATCTTCAAGTCTTGCTCTTTCCATAAGTATTGTAAGTATTGAGTAGCTCTACGTTCACGTAAGTCTTGAACTTCATACTTGCTCCACTTCTCAAGTTTCTGAATCTCTTCAGCTAACTTCTCCTCATCATAATTCTCATCTTCAATAGCTGTCATTAGAAGTTGGTTCATTAAGTCCTTTTGCTTTTCTTCTTTCTTAGAAATCGCATCTGGGTTAACAACCATAACTCTCCAATCGAAACGTCTTTTAGATTCCTCTCCAATAAGAAGGTCGATCTTTGGATTTGCTATTGGATAATTCTGCATCTTAGCAGGAAAACTCGCTCCTTTGATTCCATGAGGGTTAACTGCTTGTTCCATATCCTTTTCGTCAAGAAGGTCCATACGCAAGTTATAATTAACATGCATATCTCTTTTGCTTCTGATTAGATCGGTGTCACCATTATATGACATGTCAATAGACGATTCGATACAATCAATAGCAAATTGTCTCTTCTTCTTAGCAGTTGATTTCTTTTGATAAGGGAAATGAGCTGTTCTTTTCAGTGTATGTCCTATACTCATAATATTTTAACTTTGCAAAGTTTCCATAAAATTACTAATTTTTTGTGTTACCTACTTTAATAAAGTCTATGTAAGTTTTGTTGCTATAGCTTTTACTATCTCCTCCTACATGTCTATCGAAGAAAGGATCGTTAGTTACCTGAGCAATTTGCTTCTCTCGCATGTGCGTTTTGAACTGTAAACGGTCTTCTCGGTAAATCATTAACATGATAAGAGCCGACATATCATCAAAGTTATCATCAGGATTCCAAGCAATCGTTTCTTTTAAAAGAGGTATCGACCTGATCTTATCAAGATTTGTTATCTCTGATGGCATTATGTTACCATTTTCATCTTCTATTTCTTCACCATATGCAGGAGTTTCCATCCATGCTACAGATCGCTGTAATCCATATAGGATAACAGGTGTAGAAGCATATGTTCCCTTCGAGTTATTACCAATCGTGTTAGCCTTACTAATTCCTTTATCCTTTAGGATTTCAGGTTCATCACATAACAAATGTAATTGTCCCTTATTATATAGGTATCCGTAAAGACCTTTTTTATTACGTTCATAATTAGCTACAGCATTATAGAATCTCAAAATTCTTCTCACGGTCTCAAAAAACCTATCTGCTGATGGTCTTCCTTTATAATGACAAACAATCCTATCAGTAAGTAAATCCAGCACTAGGATAGAACCGACAGAGTTCGTTGAGGATTCGTCATCATCATAGGGGTCAATCCCTGCAATATAACGTCCGTAAGGTACTTCACCATTACCATCCTTCTGAG